GGTGCACCCGGTCGGCCACGGCGCCGACGATGAGGGCGCCGAGCTTTACCAGGGCATGATTCGCCAGATCGAGAACGGCAGCAACGCCGACACCGCCTACGACACCGCCGTGAACAGCGCCGCGGCCATCGGCTTCGGGTTCTGGCGCCTGATCACCGAGTACGAAGGCCCGACCAGCTTTAACCAGGTGATCAAGTACCAGCGCATCCGCGACGCCCTGAAGGTCTATTTTGACCCGGCCAGCGTCGAAGGCGACGGCAGCGACGCGAAGGAATGCGCGATCGTGTCGGACATGCCGCGCGCCGAGTTCGACCGCACCTATCCGGGCAAGCTGGGCGAGTGCCGCACGGCGATCAGCGCGCTGGGCAACAGCATCCAGCCCGGATGGATGACCGACAGCATGGTGCGCGTGGTGGAGTACTACTGGTTCGAATACAAGGCCGCGACCCTGTACCTGCTGGGCGACGGCACGACCACCACCACCGAACCGCCGGCCGGCACCATCGTCAAGAACAAGCGCGAAACCCAGATCCCCCAGCTGAAGTGGGCGAAGGCGCACGCGGGCGGCATCCTGGAAGAAACCGACATCATGTGTCAGTGGATTCCGGTCTTCCCGGTATGGGGCGAAGAGTTGGACATTCAGGGCAAGGTGATCCGCAAGGGCATCATTCGCGACGCCAAAGACCCGGCGCAAATGTATAACTTCTGGATGACCAGCGCGACCGAAGAGGTCAGCCTGCGCCCGAAAACGCCGTTCATCGGTGCTGAAGGCCAGTTCGAAGGGCACGAAAAGAAGTGGGCGCAGGCGAACAAGCGCAGCTTCGCATACCTGGAATACAAGCCGGTCACGATCGACGGCGTGATGGCGCCGCCGCCCCAGCGTTCCCCGATGGCCGACGTCCCGACCGGCATGCTGCAGATGGCGCTGCACGCCGCCGACAACATCAAGGCGGTCACCGGCCTGTTCGATTCCAGCCTGGGCGCCCGCGGCAACGCGACCAGCGGCGTGCAGGAAGCGCAGCAGCAGCGCCAGGGCGACGTGGCCAACTTCCACTTCATCGACAACCTGCACCGCAGCATTCGCCATTGCGGCCGCTGCCTGGTCGACATGATCCCGCACTACTACGACGCCGCGCGCGTGGTCGAGATCATGCGCGAGAACGGACAGATCGAATCCAAGCCGATCAACCAGCCCGCCACGAACGAAGCCGGCCAGCCGGTCGACGTGCAGGGCATGCCAATCGTGGATCCGACCGCGCAGGTCCAGAAGATCCTGAATGACGTCACCGTGGGCCGCTACGGCGTGACCTTCGACGCCGGCCCGAGCTTTGCCACGCAGCGCGAAGAGACCAAGGCCGCGATCGTGGAGCTGGGCGGCAAGTGGCCGAAGCTGCTGGACGTGGCCGGCGATATCGCGATCGAGAACATGGACTGGCAGGGCGCCGACAAGATCGCGCGCCGCCTGAAGGCCAGCATGCCGCCTCAGATCACCGCAGGCGATGAAGGCGAGGATGGCCAGCCCGCCGGCCCGGCGCCGCTGCCGCCCGAGATCGAGCAGCACATTCAGAAGGCCGACCAGCTGATCGACCAACTGCAGCAGCAGCTGGCCGAGGCCGAAGCCGGCCACCAGGCCGCGCTGGACGAGGCCCGCATCAATGCCACCAGCCGCGAAGAGGTCGCGCGCATCAATTCGCAGGGCAAGGCCGACGCCGAAGAGATCAAGGGCCTGATCCAGCTGCTGCTGGCCAAGATGCAACCGCCGGCCGCCCTGGTGTCCGCTGCCGCACAAACCGAAGATTCCCGCCCCGCTGCCAGCCAAGCAGCGGAACCGGCGCAAACCCTGGCCCAACCGGAGTGATTCCGGGTTCTAAATTCTTGGGATGATCCATGCAAACTGAAACCACCGCCCCAGCAGTCGACACCACCGCCACCGCGCCAGCCGCGCAGGCCGCGCCGACCCAGCAGACCACCACCACGCCGCCGGCCAGCGGTCAGGAAGGTGCGCCCGCAGGCCAGGCCCAGCCCACCGGCACCACCGAAACACCCGCGAATGGCCAGAACGCCGACCAGGGCACGCAGCAGGCCGACGCCGGCCAGGCTGACGGCACCGCCACGAACGAACAGGACCGCGACGAGCGTGGCCAGTTCAAGCCGAAGATCCAAAAGCGCATTGATGAGCTGACCCATGCGCGCCGCGCCGCCGAACGAGAGGCGGCACGCTGGCGCGCCATCGCGGAGGGAACCCAGAAGGGCAACCCCGCGCCCCAAGCGCATGAATTCGCATCGGACGACGACTACGAGGCCGCCCTGCAGCAGCACCGCATTGACGAAGCTGCGCGCAAGGTCGCCGCCAACCAGGCCAACCAGGCCGCCGAGCAGTACCAGCAGGAGGCGGCCAGCGCCGTCGACGCCACCTACAACGAACGCGCAGCAGATGCGGCCCGCCGCATCCCCGACTTCGTGGACGTCGTGGGCAAGGCCGATATCCAGATCACGCACGACATGCTGGCCGCCCTGAAGGCCAGCGCGCACGGTCCGGACATTGTGTACGAGCTGGCCAAGAACCCCGCCGAAGCGCAGCGCATCGCAGGCCTGCCGGCCGCGCAGATGTTCATGGCGCTGGGCGCGATGGAAGCCAGGGCCGCCGCCACGGCAACCACCGCCACTTCGGCACCTGCAGCTGCCGCTGCACCTGCTGCACGCACCACCAACGCGCCACCGCCCGCCCGCCCGGCAGGTGCAGGCGCGTCTGCCCCGAACACCGACCCCGCAAACATGTCCATGGACGAATACAAGGCATGGCGTAAGGGGCAGGGCTCCAAGTACATCAGCTAACACCACCCATCCAACCCACCTGTTTTAGGAACCCGTAAAAATGGCAAATCAACTTGCAACTTGCTCCGTCGTCGCGAAGGAAGCGCTGGCGATTCTGGAAAACCTGCTGACCTTCTCCAAGAACGTCAACCGCGACTATGAGGCCGAGTTCACCGACAACGTGAACCGCGGCTACGCGCCCGGCCAGACCATCCAGATCAAGAAACCGCCGCGCTACCAGTACCGCGCCGGCCGCGTCGCCCAGCCGCAGGCGACCGTGGAACCGACCATCCCGCTGACCCTGCAGCAGGGTGGTTGCGACCTGCAGTTCACCGCCGCCGAGCGCACCCTGTCGGTGACGAAGCTGGAAGATAAGATTGCGGCCGCCGTCGCCGTGGTCGCCAACGAAATCGACCGCCAAGGCCTGGCGCTGGCCCACTACGCCAGCCCGAACGCCCTGAACCCGACCGGCGGCATGCCGAATACGCAGGATCTGGCGATCGGCGCAATGACCGACCTGAACGCCCGCCTGGACGAAATGGGCGCGCCGCGCGTCAAGGGCCAGCGCACCTTCATCACCGCACCGCGCCCGCACGGCAACATGGTCAAGGGCCTGGCCGGCATGTTCAACCCGGGCAGCAAGGTGTCCGAGCAGAACAACAGCGGCATGCTGGTGCCGTCGTTCGGCCTGAACCTGGGCATGGACCAGAACGTGGACGTGCACACCAACGGCACCCAAGTCGTGACCGGCACCGCCGTGAACGGCGCAGGCCAGGCCGGCGCGTCGATCAACGTGGCAGCGCTGGGCGGCACCATCACCCGCGGCACCGTCGTGACCTTCCCGGGCGTGTTCGCCGTGAACCCGCAGAGCCGCAACAGCACCGGCGTGCTGGCGCAGTTCGTCGTGACCGCTGACCTGGCCGCTGGCGCCACCGCTATCCCGGTCTCGCCGGCCCTGGTGATCAACGGCGCGTTCCAGAACGTGACCGCATCGCCGACCGCTGGCCAGAACTTCCTGATCGTGGGCGCCGCGTCGACCAGCTACCAGACCAACATCGCCTATCACAAGGATGCGTTCACCCTGGCCATGGTGCCAATGTGGGCGCCGCCGGGTGGTAAGGGCGTCATCGACGTGCACCAGGAGACCAGCAACGGCTTCACCATCAAGGTGACCGAGTTCTACGACGGCACCAACGACGTCCCGATCATGCGCCTGGACGCCCTGTTCGGCTGGGCCGCGCCGTATGCCGAGCTGTCGGCCAAGTACTACACCGCCTAAGCCGGCAGCGTAGTGAAGCGCCGGGCCCTGTGCCCGGCTTCATCGAATCCATATCAATCTGAAGGAACCCCGCACCATGGCAATCAATCTCAACCGCCAATATATGGGCCTGCTGGCCGGCACCGTCGTCGGCCTGTCCACCAACGTCGAAAACAACCTGATCGCGTCGGGCATGGCATCGGCCAACGCTTCGAAGGCCAACATCACCCCGGGCAACGTCGCCTATGCCGGCATCCAGGGCACCGTGGCAATCCCCGCCGGCCAGTCGTCGGTGACCATCACCAACCCGCTGATCGACGCGAACACGAAGGTGATGGCCAACATCGCGCAGGCCGCCGCTGACGGCACCCTGACCAGCCTGGTGCGCGTGGTGCCGGCCGCTGGCTCGGTGACCATCTACGGCAACGCCAACGCGACCGCCGCCGTCGTGGTCGACTGGTCGATCGCCGCCGCCCCGGGCCTGACCGTCGCCAACTGATCCATTCCCGCGTAAGCGGGAACCCACCACCCGGCCCGGCCCATCACCACGATGCGCCGGGTATTTTTGGAGCAAAAGCGCATGAAAACCCTGCAATTTCCGATGACCCTGACCCACCGCAGCAACCCGCACGCGCAGGTGGTGGTGGCCAACGCCGAACAGCTGGCCGAGATCCCGGCCGAATACCTGCCCGAGACCACCGGCGACGCGCCGGCCGTGGTGACCGCTGCAGCCGCGATTCCAGGCGTGAACCTGGACGCCGGCACCGTCGACAGCGCCGAGGAAGCCGAACGCCGCCAGTCCCTGGATGAAGCCGTGGACGAGTTCACCGCCCATGTGCAGGCCGAGACCAGCAAGATCGACGCCGCGCGCGCCCAGCTGGACGCCGACCGCGCCACCCTGGCCGAGCAGACCGCCGCCCTGAACGAACAGATGGAAGCGCTGGCGCGCGATCGTGCCGACTTCGAAGCGCAGCGCGCGGCCGCTGCCGGCGTCGCAGGAACTGGCGATATCGGTGGCGACACCGGCGCCGCTTCGGCAGCTGCAGAGGGCGCCGCAACTGGCGACACCGCGACGCCGCCGGCAGCACCTGCCAAGCGTACGCGCGGCGCGAAGGCCGAGGGCTAAGCGATGGCGACGGTTCTGGACCTGATCACCGCCGCGCTGGTGACCGTGAAGGCGCTGGCGGTCGGCGAAACACCTGGCCCCGACATGACGACGGACGCCCTGGACAAGTTCAACGACGTGCTGGAAGTGCTGTCTATCCAGAACCTGGCCGTGTACGCAAGCATCGACACCGTGGTGCCGCTGGTCGCCAACCAGGCGGCCTATATTCTCGGCCCCGCCGGTGTCGGCCAGCGCCCGCTGTCCATGGATGCAATCGACTCGGCGCGCACCACCTTCGGCGGTGTCGACTTCCCGATCGAGATCGTCGCCGACGTCGACTACGACGCGCTGGCGGTCAAGCAGGTACCGGGCATTCCGGAATGGGGCGCCCTGGACAACGACTTCCCGAACGCGACCCTGACGCTGTACCCGGTGCCGTACCAGGCCGGCACCCTGACCGTGACCCAGCGCCAGCAGTTCACCAGCGCCAGCGCGCTGACCGACACCTTTGCCATGCCGCCGGGCTATCGCCGCCTGATTCGCCTGATGCTGGCGTGGGAGCTGCGCACCGACTACCCGGGCATGGACGCGCAGGAGCTGCAGAACCTGAAGGACGACGTGGCCGGTGCGCTGGGCAGCGTCAAGCGCGCGAACATCGAGCCCGTACTCATGCGCAGCGAGGTCGCCGACCTGACGGCAGGCGGCGGTAGCGGATACGTCAACTGGCGCGACGGCGCCTAACCCGATTACACAAGGACACCACCCCATGAAGAACTTCCTGCGCCTTTCCGGAGGTCTTGACGTCACCCGCCTGCTGCTGGCCATCCAGCGCCGGCCCGAGTTGTGGAGGGAAGACACCTATTTGCGCGACTACCCGCAGGGCCCATTCGCCGCGATCGAGTCGATCATGCTGCGCTTCCCGGTCAAGACCGTGCACGAAACCGAAGAGGCGCTGCAGCAGCACCTGGCCACCTACGACCAGCACGAAAACGTGGACTATCCGGCCTACAAGCTGCTGCCCGAGGCGCGCCCGCTGGTGATGGACCTGATGACCTACGTGGGCGGCGAACGCCTGGGCCGGGTGATGATCAACAAGATCGCCCCGGGCGGCGTGATCTACCCGCACCGCGACACCGCAGCGCATGCCGAGTACTACGACCGCTTCCACATCGTCCTGCAGAGCAAGCCGGGCGTGGTCTTCCGCGCCGGTGATGAGCAGGTCTACATGGCGCCGGGTGAGGTCTGGTGGTTCGACAACAGCGAAGAACATGAAGTGATCAATAACAGCGCCGAGGACCGCATCCACATGATTGTCGATATTCGGACGTCGAAATGATCACCTGTCACGTCGAATCGTTCGAAGAGCGCCTGGACGAATTGAAGGCGCTGCTGCCGCTGCACTACCGGGAACTGGCCCTGAACCAGGACAAGGTGCCGCTGTCGCCGATCTACGCCCACTACATCGACCGCGAGCATGCCGGCGGCCTGCTGTTTGTCACCCTGCGCGACGCCGGCCAGCTGGTCGGCTACTTCATCGGCTTCATCGCCCCGGGCCTGCACTACAGCACCTGCCTGACCTGCACGATGGACATTTTCTACGTGCACCCGGACAAGCGCACCGGCAGCGCTGGCGTGCGCATGTTCCGCTTCGTAGAAACCGAATTGAAGCGCCGCGGCGTGCAGCGCTGGTTCATGGGTTCGAAGATCCAGGCCGACGCCAGCGCCCTATTCAAGAGGATCGGCGCCCAGCCGGTCGAAACCTATTACAGCAAGTGGATCGGAGGATAAACACATGGTTGCTGCCGCAGTAGTAGCTGGTTCGATCGGGGGCGCCCTGATCAGTTCCAGCGCATCCAAGAGCGCCGCCAACACGCAGGCATCGGCGGCCGATCGCGCCGCTGATCTGTCGTATCAGCAGTATTTGCAGACCCGCGAAGACCAGGCCCCATGGAGAAACGCCGGTACCACCGCGCTGTCGTCCCTGACCGGCGGCCTGGCGGCCGGTGGCGAGTTCACCAAGTCGTTCACCATGGACGACTACCAGGCCGACCCGGGCTACGGCTTCCGCCTGGCCGAAGGTCAGAAGGGCATCAACGCCGCGGCCACCGCGCGCGGGTCGCGCTATTCCGGCGCCACCCTGAAGGCCCTGGCGCGCTTCAACAGCGACCAGGCCAGCCAGGAATACGGCAAGGCCTACGACCGCTATAACAACGACGTCACGACCCGGTTTAACCGCCTGGCCAGCGTCGCCGGTGTCGGCCAGACCGCCACCAACGCGACCAGCGCCGCCGGCCAGACCTACGCCTCGCAGGCCGGTGATGCGATCCAGAGCGCCGGCACCGCGCGCGCGTCCGGATACGTCGGTACCGCCAACGCGATCAACGGCGCAGTCGGCCAGATCGGGAATTACTACATGCTGAATTCGCTGCTGCCGAAGACCGCCGCCACCGGCGCGGCCAGCGGGTCGGTCGCCAACGTCCTGTATTGAGGGGAAAACCATGCCGCAACCACTCGTAGCACTTCAGACCACGGCGCCGCAGTTCGAAGACCCGGTGACCCTGCAGACCAAGGCCTACAGCCTGCGCGACCTGGCCGCGAAGGCGCAGGCCGCCGACCAGTCGCGCACCGATGACCAGGCCGCGCGCGCCGCCTTCGCTGCCAACCCGACCGACGCCGCTGCCCGCCTGAACGCGCTGGCCGGCGTGTCGCCGAAGGCCTACGGCGACGAAGCGAAGCGCCAGGCGGATCTGGCCAAGGCTGACGCCGAAACCCGCGCCAAGACGATCGAAACGGCCCACAAGCAGATCGACCTGGCTGGCCAGGCCTTCGGCTACGTGCGCCAGTTCCCGACCAAGGAAAACGCGGTCGCCGCGGTGAAATGGCTGGGCCAGAATGGCGTGCTGACGCCTGATCACGTCGCCGACCACCTGGCCAAGATCGACACCGCGACGCCCGAACAGATCCAGGGCCTGGCCACGCAGGCATTCCAGTCGGCGGTGGCCGCAAAAGATCAGCTGATGAAGATCGAGACCAAGGACACCGGCGGCAACGTGCAGACCGTCGGCACCGACCCGATCACCGGCAAGACCACCACGCTGTCGACCCTGGCCAAGACCCAGAGCCCGGACAACAGGGCCACGAACGACCGGATCGCCGCCGAGGGCACCGCCAACCGTGCCACGCAGATCCAGGTGCAAAAGATGATCGGCGAGCGCCAGGACAGCAAGGGCGACGCCGAAGCATCCCTGGACGGCGACACGCTGGGCATGATGGCAAAGCAGTACCTGCGCGGAGACAAGAGCGTGCTGCAGAACCTGGGCCGCGGCGCGCAAGGCTCGGCGAACCTGGTGGCGCTGCGCAAGGCGATCACTACCGAAGCGAAGACCCAAGGCCTGGGCGGCGAAGACATTGCCGCGCGCATGGCCGACTTCCAGGGCCAGACCGCCGGCCTGCGCACCGCCAACACGATCAGCGCACGCATCGAGAATGCCGCCGCCGAGGCCGCCCAGCTGGCGCCGCTGGCGCTGTCCGCGTCCGAAAAGGTGGTGCGGTCGGGCTTCCTGCCGTTCGGCCGTGCGCAGGTGATGTTCAACAACCAGACCAACGACCCGGCCCTGAACGAGTTTGCGACCGCGAACATCGGCCTGGCCACCGCCTACGCTGGCGCGATGGCGCGCGGCGGCAAGGCCACCGTGTCGGACAACGAACACGCCCGCGAACTGCTGTCTACCGCGAAGAGCCACGAAGCCTACAAGGCGATCGTGAACCAGATGCTGCAGGAGATCGCCGCCGCCCAGCGCGCGCCGAAACAGGTGCGGGAAGGCCTGCGCGGTGAGGTCAGCGGCAAGGGCGGCGACCATGGCGCGCCGCCAGCTGGTGCCGGCAAGGTGGTCGACTTCGGGAGCCTCAAATAATGGACGTCCGACTGCCTGACGGCACCGTGATCCGCGGCGTGCCCGAGAACATCACGAAAGCCGAACTGACCGACAAGCTGGCGCGCAACGGTTACGACGTGTCCAAGCTGGGCGGCGAGGCCGCGCCAAACCCGCAGCTGGCCGGCGTGCCCGGCTACGATGGCCAGGGTCGCCCAGAGAAACCGCAAAAGCCGGTGAAGGAAGAGCGCCCGACCAACGGCGTCGACGTCCTGACCGGAAAAAAGGGCCTGGCCGGCGACGTGTTCGACAAGGTGCTAGGCGTGGTCGAAGTGCCGGTCACGATGGCCACCGGCGCGATCAGCAGTCTGGCCGGCGCCGCGGCCGGCGCCGCCAAGACCATCACCGGCGGCAAGTTCGGCACGCAGCAGGGCATCAACGAAGGCGAAGAACTGGCCGGGAAGGTCGCGCAGGCCGGCACCTACCAGCCGCGCACGCAGACCGGCGCCAAGCTGTCCCAGCTGATCGGCGAAGCTGCCGAGCGTTCCGGCGTGGCCGGCCTGGCGCTGCCCGAGTTGAACGCCGCGGCCAATGCTGCCGGCAACGCGACGCGCGCCGTGCGCGGTGCTGCAGCGGCCACCGCCGCGACCCAGAACGCCGCCGACGCCGCTGCCGTGGCCACCAAGGGCCCGAGCCTGCGCGACCTGGTGCGTGCGCCATCGCAGCTGTCCGGTGTTGGCGCAGCGGCCACCACCGACGCCACCCTACGCGCCACCCGGGCGCAGACCCTGCCGGCACCGATCAAGCTGACGCGCGGCCAGCTGACGCGCGACCGCACGCAGGTCGCCTTCGAACGCGAGACTGCGAAACAGAAGGAAGGCGCACCGCTGGCGGCGCACTACGAAGACCAGAACGCGACGTTTGCCCAGAACCTGGACGCCTATGCCGAACAGACCGGCGCCGAAGCATACAGCGCGCGCGAGGTCGGCAAGTCTGTCGTGTCGGCCCTGGAAGCGAAGGATGCGGCAAAGCAGTCCGAGATCCGCAACCTGTACCAGCAGGCGCGCCAGGCCGGCGAAATGCAGGGCCAGGTCGACGTGTCGGGCCTGGTCGACTGGATCGCGAAGAACAAGGGCAAGGACAAGCTGGCGCCGATCATCAGCACCATCGAAAGCGAACTCAAGCAGAACGCGAAGGTGGAAGGCGGCGGCCTGGATAACCTGACGCTGACGCCGAAGCCGACCCGCACCGTGATGACGCTGGATGCATCGGAAGACCTGCGCCAGGCGATCAACAAGCTGGCCGAGCCTGGCACCCCGAACGTCGTGTTCGGAAAGGAAGCCAAGGCCCTGATCGACTCCGCGCAGGAAGGCAAGGGCGGCGACCTGTTCAAGCAGGCGCGCCGCGCCTACGAAAATTACAGCAACGAATTTACGAACCGCGACGTGATCGACAAGGCCCTGCGCACCAAGCCGGGCACGAAGGACCGCGCAGTGGCCTATGAAGACGTGTTCAAGCACGCGATTATGAACGGCAGCACCGACGACGTGCGCCACGTCTTCCGCGTGCTGGAAGCGCACCCGGTCGGCGCGGATCAGGCAGTCGTGCAGGCTGGCCAGCAGGCCGCGAAAGACCTGCGCGGCGCCGTGGTCAACCACATCAAGGACGAGATGCAGAAGAACCTGAATGTGGACAGCACCGGCGCGCGCACCGGGTCGCCGGCCAAGATCGACGCCATCGTTCGCGAGCTGGACAAGGATGGCAAGCTGGACGTGATTTTCGGGAAGGCCGACGCCGCAAAGATCCGCGACCTGCGCGACGTGGCGATCGACATTTACACCAGCCCGACCGGCACGGTGAACAGTTCCAACACCGCCAGCGCCCTGATGCGCAAGCTGGACGACATTGCCGGCTATGCGAAGGGCACCCCGATTATCGGCAAGGCGGTGAACTACAGCGCGCAGGCTATCAAGTCGGCCGGCACGCGCCGCAAGGTGCGCGACGCGATCAATCCGAACCTGAAAGACCTGAACGCGAAGGGGGGCAAGTAATGCCGCAAATTCCATTCGTCGGTGCGTCCTACCAAGCGCGCAGCAAGAATTTGGACGCGCAGGCCTGCATCAACCTGTTCCCGGTGCTGGGCGAGTCGGGCACCGCCAAGGCGGTCGCCGCGCTCTACGGCGCGCCAGGCACGCGCCCGCTGGTCCTGCTGGATGATGCGCCGGTGCGGGCGATCCATGTGCCGAGCGATGGCGGTGCGATGATCGTGGTCAGCGGCGGCACGGTCTACCGCGTGACCGCTGGCCGCGACGTGGCAACGGTGGTAACGAAGATCGGCAGCATCACCCCGGGCACCACGCCGGTCGCCATCACCGACAACGGCACGCAGGGCATTATTGTGACCGGGCAGAACGGCTATGTGGTTGACCTGGCCGCCAACACGGTGAACATGATCACCGACGAAGCATTTTATGGCGCCACCAGCGTCGATATTCTGATCACCTTTGCGATCTTCAACCGGCCCGGCACCAACCAGTTCTATATTTCAGGATCGAACGAGATCACCTTCGACGCGCTGGATTTTGCCAGCGCAGAGAGCAACGCCGAACCGATCGTGCGCCTGCTGGTGAACCATGCGGACATTGTGATTTTCAAAAGCACGGTCACCGAGATCTGGCGCGCCAGCGGTGATATCGACTTCCCCTTCGCACGCGATACCAATGCCGCCATTGAACAGGGATGCGCCGCGCCCTGGTCGGCGGTCTCGATGGACAACAGCGTGTTTTGGATCGGGAACGCGGCCGAGGGCGGCGGCATCGTCTGGCGCCTGAACGGCTACACCCCGCAGCGTGTTTCAACCGATGCCATCGAATACGCGATCGCCAGCTATGGCGATATTTCCGACGCCGTGGGCTATGCCTACCAGCAGGAGGGCCACACGTTCTATGTGCTGACCTTCCCTAGCGCCGGGAAAACCTGGTGCTATGACGCCGCCACCCAGCTGTGGCATCAGCGCGCTTACCTGGACCCGAATACGGGCCTGCTGGGCCGCCACCGATCGAGCTGCCACGCCTATTACGGCGGCCTGCATATCGTCGGCGACTTCGAAACCGGCGACCTGTATGCGCTGGACCTGGATTACATGATGGACGGCACCGCGCCACTGCCGGCGATCCGCGCCGCGGCACATATCGCCGACCAGGATTACAAGTGGATCGTGCATAACCGCCTGCAGGTCGACATGGAAACCGGCGTAGGCCTGAACGATGGCCAGGGTTCGGCGCCGATCGCGCTGCTGGACTGGTCAAACGATGGCGGCCACACCTGGAGCAACCAACACCCGGCGTCGATCGGGCGCATCGGTGAATACCGCGCGCGCGTGCGCTGGAACCGCCTGGGCCGGGCCCGCGATCGCGTCTATCGCCTGACCATCACCGACCCGGTGAAGCGCGTGATCATCGGCGCCGCCTTGAATCCGGAGGAATGATGCCGAATCCGTTGAACCTGTTCCCCGCGCGCGTGCCCATCGGCCGCGCCGTCACGCCGGATGGCCGCACCGTCGACGTCCTGATGACGCGCGAGTTTTCCAACGCGCTTGCGACCCTGCTGGTGCGTGTCGGCGGCGGAAATGCAATGGATAACGGCGAACTGGCGGCCCTGGCATCAAGCGATGCTTCCGGCGGCCTGCTGCAGGCGGTGCTGGGCGAACTGGCCGACTTGCGTGCGATGCTCGACCAGGTGGCGCCCGCGCTGGCCCTGCAGCGGCAGATCGAAGCCATGCGCGTCGAACTGGCCATGATCGAAGACCCGGCGGCGGCCGTGCGCTACATCCTGACCAACTACGCGCCCCTCCTGTCGCCCCATTTCAAGGGCATCCCGACCGCGCCGACCGCGGCCCTGGATACCGATACCGACCAGCTGGCGACCTGCCATTTTGTACTGAACCAGGCAGGCGACACCGCGCCGCTGATGAACGGCGCCTTGCCGGTGCCTGGCGGCAGCGAACGCTATGCACGCGCGGACCATGTGCATCCGAGTGACAGCAGCAAACAGGGAGCCATCGCGGCGGCGACGGTGACCGGCTCACGCGGCGGAAACGCTGCGCTTACTTCCCTGTTATCCGGCCTGGCCGACCAGGGCCTGATTATCAACAGCACCACCGCATAAAAACGAAAGGATTCCTGAAAAATGGCTGTGACTCCCTACATCTACGACGGCGCAGTACTCGGCGCCGTCGCGACCCAGCAAGGCACCACCGTGCCCGCCCTGACCAAGCGCGTCATTAAATCGGCGTCGCTGGTCAACACCACCGGCGCCCCGATTCCCGGCACCGTGCAGCTGGTAACCGCCGACAGCACGGCAATCACGCACATTTCGGCGCGCCCGATCGCGGCCGGCGAAAGCTACCCCTGCCCAGAGCTGATTAATAAGGGTTTGAACCCGGGCGGCCTGGTGAAGGCGCTGGGCGATGGCCTGACCTTCATGTACACCGCAACCGATTTTGTCTAAGGAGAGCAGATGCCTACCACTTCCTTGATGCCGCTGCCGAAGCTGCATTTCACCACCGCGATCGGGACGCCGCTGGTCGGCGGCAAGGTGTACACCTACGCCGCCGGCACGACCAACCCGAAAACGACCTACACCGACGCCGCCGGCACCACGCCGCACGAAAACCCGATCCCGCTGAACCTGCGCGGCGAACCGCCCAGCGCGATTTATTGGAGTGGGAACTATCGCGTGGACGTGCGCGACGCACTCGGCAACCTGGTCTATTCCGTCGACAACTACAACACCGACCCCGCTGGCCTGTGGGATACCTTCACGCGCCTGCTGGCATCGTCGGGTTCGTCCCTGATCGGCTTCATTCAGGCCGGCGCTGGCGCCATCAAACAGACCTTGCAGGATCTGCTGCGCGAGCGTGTAAGCGTGACGCAATTTGGCGCGGTCGGTCTGGACGGATCTGACGATACCGCCGGCATCCAGAAGACCCTGAACTACCTGGCCACGCTGGGCAGCGGCATCGCGACGTCGCCGGGCGGTCGGAATTACAAGCTGACCGCGGCCATCGACTTCAGCGTTCTGGGCAACCAGCACAAGCAATACACCATCGACTTTGGCGGCTCGACCATCACCTGGGACGGCGTGGTGCCGGCCGGGCAGGAAGACACGTTTGCAATGCTGAAGTTCTTCAATAACAAAAGCGTCACCCTGAAGAACTTCACGCTGCAGTGCACGCCCGACGTCGACGGCATCAAGGTCGATTCTGCACAGCCGGATGGGTCTGACCAACTCGTTTTCAAGAACTTCAACATCAAGAATTACCGGAAGGCCTTCGCCCTGGGCAGCACCAGCGTGACCGGCCAGAACAGGGTTTCTGACCTGGTGATCAAGCGTGGCGTGATCGAGCTGGGCAACACCGGCATTTATACCAACTCCACCAATGTAGATTCCCTGATCATCACGAACGTGATCCTGTCCGGTAACGAAAAACATGTGCACCTGCACCGCGCCGGCTTCGTGAAGCTGGACACGGTGACCGGCTACGGCTACCAGGCGAACGGCGGCATCAATGCCTTCGTGTATCGGGATGGTCCGACCGGCCCGATCATCCTGGACAACTGCCAGCAGGAGAACGGCGGCTATGCCCCGGCCCATTTCTTCCGCCAGAACGATTACACCCTGGCCCGGCAAGGCGCGACCACCATGATCAGCTGCACCGTGGACGACGATATTTTGCTGGAAGCTGGTGCTGGATCGGATGCCTACATTCTCAACATCGAAGGCGGCCGCATCGGCAATCTGACGGTCAACAACAACGACACGAACGTGAACCTGATCGGGACCGAGCTGGATGCAGGTAAGACCCTGACCATGAACGCGATCAACACCAAGCTGTTCAACCACGGCAGCAAGCTTTACGGCACGGTGGTCGATAACTCGAAAGGCGGGACTCTGCTGGCATCGAACGGCTACCGCAACACGCCAGACGGCATTGTCGAACAGTGGGGCGGCACCGACCTTTTCAATGTTCCTGCTGGTGGCGTGCGCGCGGAAATCATCACCTTCCCCAAGCCGTTCAACCAGATTTATTCCATCAATCCGACGCTGTTTACGCCAGGTGACGGCAACGTGAGCATGCATCGTGACCCATTCGGGACCACGCTGAATTCGTTCAAGGTTGTCTTCCGTAATAACGACACTGGTGCCGCGCAGGACATGGGCGTGTGCTGGACCGCAACCGGCGTGTAAGGCGCCTAAAAATAAACCTGAAAGAGAATAAAAATGATCGAAAAAACCAACCCGGGCACCATGCCCGCCGAGCTTGCCGAACTGCTGCCGTGGGCCTGGGTCGCCTTCGTGTCGCTGCTGGGCGGCGTCGCATCCTTCCTGCAGAAGATGAAGACCGGGCATGTGCGCGCCTGGAACTTCACCGAGTTTGTCGGCGAGATCACCGCCGCCGGCCTGACCGGCATTATCACGGCGAACCTGTGCGACTCGATCGGCTCTTCGGCGCCGCTGAAGTACGCCCTGGTCGGCATTTCGTCGCATATGGGTTCCCGGGCGCTGTTCAAACTCGAGGCCATGTTCACCGCGAAGTTCAACCTGCCGGCCACGCCGATCGACCCGCTGGCCCAGCCGACGAAAGGGGAAGACCATGCCGCCTAGCGCCTTCCTTGCCATGATGGTCGGCCCGGCGCAGGCCTGCCAGCGTGCCACCGGGATCCCCGCTTCCTTCACCCTGGCGCAGGCGGCGCTGGAATCCGGATGGGGCGCGCGCTGCCCCGGTAACAACCTGTTCGGCATCAAGGCGGATAAGGCCTGGAAGGGCCCGACCGTCGACGTCGATACCCACGAAGTGATCAAGGGCCAGCGCGTGGCCATCACCGACAAGTTCCGCGCCTATGCCAGCTGGGCCGAATGCATGGTCGACCACGCCGCGTTTTTCAAGGCGAACCCGCGGTACCGGGATTGCTTCAAGCAGACCACCGGCGAGGGCTGGGCGCGTGCGGTGGCGGCCGCCGGCTACGCGACCGACCCGAACTACGCCAGCTTGCTGATCTCCGTAATGGGCAATCGTCCAGGCGGTCGGAATATGGCGCAATACGACTTGCCGGCGAAGGTGCCAGCGTGACGGCCCTGGAACGGCTTGGTGCCGCCGTCCTGCTGGCGCTGGTGATCTTGGTGGCCAGCGTGTTCGGCCTGCGCCACTATAGCGCCGAACGATACCAGGCCGGCTATGACGCCGCGATCGCCGCCGGCAAAGAGCAGCACGACCGCGACGCCGCGGCCGCCCATAAAACCGAGTCGGACCTGCGCGCGCAGCTGCGTGCCAAGGATGCCGACGCCAAGCAAAAGGAAGATGAATATGAAACGAACCTGCAAAATGCTCAGCATCGCGTGCGCGTTGGCGCTGACAGCCTGCGCTGCCCAGCGGCCGGCCCCGTACCAGCCGCCGCCGCGCCCGACGATCGACCCGCTGCCGGCGGACCTGACCCTGAAGCCGACGGACCGCGCATTGTGCCAGAGACTGCTTCTGATCTTCTCGGCGTCGCCGCAGACCTTGCGCGAATCGTGCGGCAGTACGATCGACTTGAGCAGCGCTTCGAAGACTGCCGGGCCTTAAACGAAAAATAACGGCAGGCCGGCGGCGCGCGCCCGCCGGTCCCACCCTGTACGGCGCTCGGCTCTAAACCGGCGCCGTTTTTTCATCCAGCGGCGATCACCTTCATGCCGCATTTTTTTCCACGCATCCCCAGCGGAATCAACGACTTCCGCCGCTTGGTAAATCGTGAACCACAACCTTTCCTGAAAACTGACCATCGCACGCCCCCTGTAGAAACGCCGGCGCAGGGCCGGCGTGTTCATGGTGCGCCAGGCGTGGCGCGGACTGTTGAGCCCGGTCAGGACGGCACCAGGCTTTCCGCAATGGTCGGCAGCGGTCCCATGTAGGTCAACCCCTCTTTCACGCAATGACGAATGAACGCATCTTCATGCAGTTCGCCGGGCCGCATGTTCATGCTACAGCCGACCGTGCCGCCCTTCCAGGAACCTTTACGCGGCCCGACCTCTGCGGAATAGTCGATCGCCAGGCTGCGCTTCACCAGCGACCGATAGAACAGGCTGAGCCAGCTGCACCACTTTTCCCCTCGCTTCCACTCGCGTTCCTCGATGTGCGTGGTCGCGATGATCTCGGCGCCATCGTAGTCGATGCACCGGAAAACGACCTTGGGAACGTCCTGTTTCGCCTTGTACTGCGCGTCGAAGGAATCAATGCCCTTGCCGCGTTCGCGGTCCAGCTGGGTCCAGAAGTGCGCGCCGGCCGTGTCGTACATGCTGATGCGGATGAAGCGCCATTGCGTCCAGGGCAGATGGGTCGACCAGCTTTTCGTGGTGCTGCTGTCCATGGTTTGCGGTCCCTTGAACACCTGCAGGAAGCCGTCGCTGCAGGAAAAGCCGTAGCAACGATGGTGCACGTCCCAGTAACCATCCCCGGCTTTGCTCCACTCATAGCGCGACGTGTCGACCCAGCGGCGCCAGGGCGCCAGCAGGCCGGGCGCCTCGATGATCAGCACGCCGAAGTGCAGGTGGATCCGCACATGGGCGGTGTCTTCTTCGTCGCCGGAATCCAGCACGATCCCCACCGGCTTCCAGCTGTCGCTGGCGGCGCTCCATGTGAACGGCCCGAAGTGGCGATCGTGCCCACTCCACCGGCGGCGCTTCCCCTTCAGCCATGTCTTGATGCTCATGTGTTCGTGTCCCTTTCAGTCGTGCCCTTCGGGTCGCGGAAGGGCGGCGCGTTCTTGTTGCGGCGCCGGTCTTGTCCGGATCGCCTTTCTGCCTCTTGCAGCCAAGGCCAGCGATAGAAACCGCGTCGATCAGGCACGCGGCGGCGCCGCGGCTTTGGCTGCTGCATTACGGCGCCGGCTTCGGGCAGCGGCAGGGCTGGCGGCCCTGGTTGCTGTCGCAGGTGCAGCCCGGCGCCGTGCGCCAGAGATCGAGCAGCAGCAGGAACAGGAAAAACGGGTTCAGGTATGGGTTCATGTCGGGCCACCTATTTTCAACAGGCCAGCCGCTTCGGTATGCTCGGCCACCGTCTGGCCAGTCGGCAGCAGGATCTGGCCCAAGAATGCACCTTCAAAGCTGACCAGCCCGACTTCCACCGCCGTGACCTGTCCCTTGATCCAGTCGCGCAGGATGCTGCATGCGCTGACCTCGGCCTGCTCGAGCGCGCGCCGTTCGTGCTGGGTCTTTGTCGCCTTGATGCGCGGCCCGTAGGGATGCTCTTTCAGCCAGGCCGCCGCATAACCGCGCACGCTGGCCTTCACGCTCACATCGCGCCCGCGTGCCGTGAACTGCACAATGAGTTCGCCGGCTTCGCTGTCGGTCATGGTGCCGAACCTGGTGCAGCCGAAGCGCTTCAGCACCTTACCAATTTCTTCTAGGGCGCCGGCCCCGCTGGTGGCGTTCTCGTAGGGTAGGCTCATGTCGGGTCTTCCTTTGTCGGCACCGCATAGTCCTGATACAGCGCATCGCGCTGCAGCTTCGGCGGGAAGGCGGCCAGCTCGGCATAGTGGCGCTGGGCTTCCTTGCTCAATTCGACGTGTTCGGTGCTGCCGTCGGTGTTCACCTGGAATGCGCCGGTGCCGTGCTGGATCGCATCGGACAGGGCCGCGTCGACCGCATCGGGCGCCGGTGCGGTCAGCCGCGCGCCAACCAGTTCGGTGATCACGCTTTGGAGCTCGGCGGCGTCGCCGGTGGCGCCCAGATCTTCGGCCCACTCGCGATTCTTCAGCATCGCAACCATGACGCGCACCTGTTCGCGGAACTTGTACAGCTGGTCATACTTTGCAAACAGGCGGGCGACGTCGCGCAGCGGCACGGTGTCATAGTCCGGATGGATCGTGTCGCCTTCCTTCCAGTAGCCAAACGATGCGGTGCCGATCGCCGCCATTTGCAGGCGGTATTGTTCGCTGTCGTCCAGCTTTGGCTTGCCGAACTTGGCCACCAGGTCGGCGGCCAGCGCTGGGTGCGTTTCGCTGCATGCCGAAGCATAGGCCCGCATCGCTGCCGGCGCGTGCCTATCGTGGTCCAGGTCCAGCACGAAGTAGGCGCAACCGTGATGTTTTTCGCCCGGCGCGTCTTTCCCATCGGTGCGCATCACAATGAACTTGTTAAACAGGCCCTGTTCCTCTGCTGGTTTGTTCGGGTCGCGGTCAGGGAAGACCCTGGCGCCGGTCGGCAGCGCGCACACGTCGATGCGCTCGTATTCGGCCGACTGATTCGGCCAGGTGCTGCCCAGCGGCCCGATCAGGCCCATGGTCGGGCCGGTCAGCAGCAGGGTCCAGCGGTCATTCCAGCGCAGGGGCGTCTTCGGGGCTTGGTGGTCGGTGCGGCGGTTTTTCGGTTCGTCCATGGTCATCCTCTGTAATGGGTAACGGTGGCGCGCCAGCGCTGGGCCGGCGCGCGTGAATTAAATTGCTTCCTTCGGTTTATGCATCCAGTGGTTTTCACCAGATCGCGCTTCGGCATTGTTTCTCCCCTTTTGCGCGCGATCGCGAGCATTATCAAGCGCAGTGCCTAAAAAGAAATGCTCGGGATTTACACAGCTAGGGTTATCGCATCTATGGAGGACAAGCAGTCCTTCAGGTATTGGACCAATGTGTATTGCGTATGAAAGCCTGTGCGCTGAAACTGATTTGCCGTCTACATTAATCCGGCCATAGCCTCGGCGCTTGCTGCCATTCCAATTCCAACAGCTTTCAGTTTTTGTAATTCGTTTGAATAAGCGCTTATCGGCCGAGAGGCCGTGATAGCGCGGATTGCCCGCTCTATTTCCCATGTTTGTCCTTGCCGACATTAATTGAAATTTCTGGCTATCTCGGGAGGCAAGTCCCTTGATACTTACGCGGGGCGCCCCCCGACCAGAAACTAAATAATCTCATATTACAGCCCGACTTTCTCTTCCTTTATTCGCTGTATAACCTTTTCATGTATCCGGTGCGGTTTAAAAGGAATGGCTGGCCCAAACTCGCGCTCATGCTCTTCACGGTCTGCTTGCTCTATTTCTGCATAAAGTGCGTCATAGTGCATTGCTTCCCGCTCATCACGGTCTGCACGCTCAGCGGCAGTGAGTCTACGAATGCCATCACACATCATGCCGCCTGCTGCGCGGTGCCGTCGACGGTGGTGCTGGCGGTGATGCCGCCGTTCTCGACCCAGAACGCCGTGATGGTGTCGGCCAGGCCGGTCGGCAGCGCCTTGAAGGTGCCGAACAGCAAAGCGGTGTCGATGATGCCGTCGAAGGCCAGCACGTCCATCCAGTCCAGCAGCTGGGCGCGGCCCGGCAGGTCCAGCACGTCCACGCGGTCCAGCATCAGCACCTTCAGGCCCGAGATCTCGGCGACCACCTGGGCCACCATCGCGTCGACGCGCCATTGCTCCGACTCACTCAGCAGCTGATACGGGCGGCCGTTCGCGGTGATCGCCATGTCGGGTTCGATCTGGGCGGCCATCCACTCGGTATCCACCGAGGCCTGTTTCAGCAGCAGGTTCACCGGCGCCAGGGCTTCCAGCAGCATTTCGTTCGGGATGCCTTGCGGCGCCAGGGCGTCGGCCACCTTCGTCCATTCCTCGACGTCGACGTGGTGCGCGGTCGCGCCCCGGGTTTTCTTCTCGGCGGCGTCACGCGCCTGCTGGGCGGCGGCAATGTTCAGGCGCTTGTTCTCGGCGGCCTGGCGGTCTTCCTTCGCTTTGGCCAGCAGGCCTTCCACTTCGGCGATCTCGGCGCTGGCGTCCACGACTTCAGCAGCGGGCGCCAGGGCGTCGAACTGGCCCTTGGCCTGGGTGGCAGCGTCCAGGTCGCGCTGCAGGTTCTTCACGCGGTTCTGGACCACCTGCAGGCCGCGTTCATGCTCGGCCAGGGCCGCCACCGCTTCCGGATCGGGCTGGCCGGCGTCCAGTTTGCCGTGTTCGGCGGTGTAGGCTGCCAGCAGCTTCGCCTGCTGGGTCGCTTTCTCGGCGGTCTTGTCTTTCCCGGTCAGCTGCAGGGTTTCGATGAACTTGGCCATATCGTGCACCAGGCCGACCCGCACGGTGCCGCTGGCGCGCTTGCGCAGGTCTTCGACCTTCGGCGTGTACTCGGCCAACTCGGCGCGCGCGCGGTCCAGCTGTTCGGTCAGGCTGGCCACCTTGCCGGCGCTGTCGGCCAGCGCGTCGCGGCGCTGCGCTGCCTTCTGCGCCTCGATCGCCACCGACTTGATGCGGCCCAGATTTTCATTCAGCAGCGCGATGTTCCGATCGATCCCGGCCACCTGGTCGGCCAGCTTCTGGACGTCACCCGGCGGCAGATCCGGCACCGGCGCTTCCCAGCTGGCCGCCTTGACGGCGCCGTAGGTCTCGCCGGTCAGCTGGCGCCACGCGCCCTTCGCTTCGGTCGCCTTGCCCTTCGCGTGATCGCACACGCCCGGGAACCCGGTGCGCAGCAGCGGCAGCACCGCGTCCACCTTCGCTTCCTGGCATCCGCGCACCAGCATGCGCGCCTTCACGTTGTCCGCCTTCGGCTTCAGCCCGGTCAGGCCGAACAGGAAGGTGCGGCGCTCGTCGGCGGTCATCTTGGCGAAGCGCTGGCCGTACAGGGCCACGCGCATCGGTTCGCTGATCTCAGGTCCGACGAATTCACCCTTGGGCATGTTGAACGCGAACGACTCGTCGGCATCGCCGTCGATCGTCACCACGGCGCCGCCGGCTGTCGCGCCTTCGTGCACCAGCATGCTGTAGGTCTTTTTTGTGGTCACGTCGCGCACGGTGTCCTGGGTGATGGCCATGCGCACGGCTTCCTGGATGGACGATTTACCGGAACCATTGCGGCCGGCGAACAGCGCCACCGGAGTCGGCAGGCGGGCGTCAACGTCCTGCAGGCCCAGCACGTTCTGCGCTTGAATACGGGTGATCTTCATTGTCTTTTTCTCCAATCGGTTTCAGTAGCGGGACCGCACCACGCGGCCCCGCGCATTGTTGTTATTCCAGGTTCGCGCCGCCGGTGGCCGAGCGCTTCGCACCACCGCGGCGGCCCTTGCCGATCGGCTCGACGTTGCTACCGGCCGGTGCTTCGTCGGTCTTCAGCGGGATTGGATCGGCAGCGGGTGCAGCTGCGCCTTCGCCCGGCGTGAACTCGGCGCCCACCACGTCGCTGCCCTGGTCGCCAGCCTGGTCAACGGCTTTTTGCAGGGTTTGCACCTGGTCTGTGCCGTCGTCCTGCAGGTTCGCCGTGATGGCGCCAGTTGCCGGCAGCTGGTCGACCGGCGCGCCCTGGTCGCTGAACATCGCCTCGGCCTGCAGCCGCGCTTCGCTCTTCGGCGCCTGCGCCTGTTGTTCGGCCTGCGCGAACAGATCGCCGCTGCCTTCCTCTTCGTCCTGGTCGCGGCATTCCAGCGTGATCGGCACCACCTGCTGCAGCAGTCCGGACAGCGCAGCAATGGCCACCGGGTCGGGCTTGGAGAACTGCACGCGGAACGACCAGCTGACGGTGCCGCCTTCCTTCAGGGTCAGCTTGAAATTGTTGGTTTTGCCGCCGCCCAGCACGACGTCGCCGCCTTCGACATGCAGGCGCAGCAGGGTGCGCGGCACTTCCAGCTTCCAGCCGATCGTCGGATCCAGCAGCGGGAACTTGAGGGCCGGCAGGTGGTCGGACTCGATCAACTCGCGGTTATCATCCTTGCGGTAATAGGTTTCGCGCAGCTGCGGGTGCAGCTTGGCCAGCAGGTTGTTCGCGCTGTCGAATTCGAACTTCAGGTCGATCGCCGCGCTGGACTCTTCGCCGTGCAGTTCGCTGCGCAGGTTCATGTGCGCCAGCTTGCAGCGCTCTTTCTGCAGGTTGAACGGTTCAGTTTTGGACATTGAGTACTTCCCTTTCTTGGGTGGTGGTGAAAAATCGTTATTCCGGCGCGCTGCCGGTGCTGCGCGTGCGCGTGCGGCGCGTCGGGCTGGCGGGCGGTGCTTCGGCCTGGGGCGCCGGGTCGCGCGGCGTCATTTCGGCCAGGCGCTGCTGGTACAGCCTGTTCAGGGCGCCGCGCAGTTCCGTGTTCTCGACTTCGCCGACCAGTTCGTACACGTCGGCCAGCTGGTTCAGGTTGCCGGCGCGGTTCAGCTGGGCCATGAGGCGTTCGTACTGTTCGGATGCTTCCGGAGTCAGGGCGCCCGGTTTCGACGCGCTGGTGCCGCTGCTGGTGGTGCTGGCGGCCGCCGGCTGGGCTTCGCGCACTTCGACGGTTTCGGCATCAGCGGCGCGGCGCTGGTTTGCGCTCGGCTTCTCTTCGGTGGCCGCTGCAGCTGCCGGCGCCGGTGAATCGGTGCGCGGGATCTCGTCGCCCTGGTCGCCGCCCTGGTCGGCGTCTTCCTCATCAATAAACACGAAGTTGCCGTCGATCGTGTTTTCAACGTGGGCCGATTTGCCCGATGCACTTGCGTTCTCGGCGGCGACAGCGTTTTCCAGTTCCACCGACGTCGGCAGGTATTTGATCACCTGCAGCAGCACGACCTTGCGGCCATAGGCTTCGAAGTTGTCGTCGTTCTTCGCGGCGTAGTGCTTGCCGCCGACCTTGTTGTATTCCTTCAGGTGCTTGTGCACCTTCGCGATCGACCACACCACGACATGCGGCCATTCCGATCCCTTCACGCGCCCGATCGCGTAGAAGTGCGTAATGTCGGCGAACTCTTCGCTGTCGCCCGGCTTGTGTTCCAGGAACGGGCTGTCGCCCAGCTGATAGGCGAAGTGGTCGCCCTTGCGCACCACGCCGGTCCAGGCGCTGGCGCGGCCGGTGCGGTTCACCAGGTCAATCAGGCCCTTCCAGCCCGGCACATAGGACACGTTGCCCTTGTACGCGACCAGATAGCCCTTGCCGTTCCCCAGCCCGATCCCGCTGTTGATCGCGATGCTGACGGCGACATAGAAGGACAGCGGCGTGGCGGCCTGCAGGTCTTTCGACTGCATCAGCATCACCGTCGCGGTGCGGATCTCGCGCTCCACCGTCATGTGTCCCGGGATGCCGGCGCCAAGCAGATCCTTGCGTTTATCCAGATAGTCGGTCTTGCCGGTGATCGGGTGCGCTGCACGGCGCGCCAGTTCGTTCGTGCCGGCCTGCTGGTCGGCTTTTATGTCCTGCAGATTGGTTGCCATGTGGCGGTTCTCCTGGTGGTGGTGATGGGTCATTCGTGATACGGGCAGGCGGCCCAGCGCGCGCAAAATCGCTTGTCGCATAGGGTCGACTGTGGATTCGGCGGGAACAGCCCCGCCTTGAACATCTTGGCCGCCATTTCGATCAGGCCAGGGTGCTGTTCGGTGCCGACCAGCTGGCGCTTCGCGTCGAACACTTTGCTGATGCCGACCTGTGTGGTGCTGGTGGTCTGCAGCGCCAGGATCTGGGCGCCGGCCGTCTTCTGGCCGTCCGTGTATTCGCTCAGCATCTGATAGGTGCCCAGCTGTGCGGCGCGGCCCTTGACGCTGACGACGCCTTCGGTGATCAGGCGCCCGCCGGTCTTCAAGTCGGCGATCACCTTGCCGGCGTCGGTGCTGGCCACCCGGGCGCGGTCCATGGTGCCGGTCAGCTGGATGGTGATGCCGTCGCCGCAATCAATCTCAAACCGTTTCAGCGGCATTTCGATCGACTCGTAGCGCATCAGCGGCGCGATCTCGGCGCAGTAGCGGGCGTGCAGGGTCAGGCCGATGCGCTCGGCGTCGCGCAGCGCCAGCTTCGGGTCTTTAAAATCCACCGCTTCGTGCGGCTCGTACAGGGTTTGCACGAACACGTCGGCGGCATCGTTGGCGCTGATCGGGTTGCCGTCCAGCTTCGCCTGGTCGAACGCGGCGGTGCTGGCGTGGATGCTGGTGCCCAGCCAGGCGCGCAGGCTGGTCGCGCGGCTCAGCTTCATCAGCTGTTCGCCTTCGAACCTGTAGGCGCAGTCGAACAGGCCGCCGAAGGAACTGGCGCGGATGGTGTAGGTTTCGTTCATGCCTCACCACCGGCTTTGAGGATCAGGTCGCGAATGTCTGGGCCAGAGGGCCAGCCGCCATATCCGAATTCAGCAGCATAGATTTCCTGCAGCATGGCCAGCAGGTCGGGCGCGGTGGCCAGCAGCTGCGCCGTGCCCTGCAGGCGCTTGGTTGATTCGCTATCAGGCTCGGCGTCGCTCAGCTGGACTACGACGACGGCGAAGGCATAGTGGTTTGCGGCCGGCGCATCCAGCGCGACAAAGCGGCCGCCTTCTGGGGCGCCCATCAAGTCGGTCGCATCGGCGCCGACGGCATAAGGGCCAGGTAGGAATTTCATGGTTATCCAATCCTTGGGTCGAAGGGAACACCCAGCAGGGTGCACAGCAGTTCGGCGGCGCCGATCGCGGCGAAGATCCCACCGAAGAACACCAGGCAGAAGCCGACCGGGTGGTCGACCACGCGATTAAACAGGGACCGCTGTTCCTGCTGGCGCAGGCGTGCAAGGGCGTGTTCGATCTGTTCGTCTTCGGTCAGGGTCGGCTGGAAGACCAGGGCCAGCAGGCGGCGGATCATGTCGCGCTCCGTTCGGCCATCATCGCGTCGGCGTACTCGCCGCGCAGCAGCGCCAGGGTCGCCACAATGTCCTGAATCGTCGGCTGGCGGCTTCCGCTGCCGTGCATCTTGTGCCAGTGGTTGCGGGCGTCGGCCAGGTCGATCGGCGCATGGGCGGCGAAGTAGTCGCGCACCGTCATTCCGTGCGCCACGACCGTGACCGGATCGGCCGGCACCAGCTTGCCGGGCTCGGCGCCGATCGGTGCCGCCAGGGTCTGGAAGGTATGCGGGAAGGCCGGCCCGTCGTCGCGGCGCGTCATTGGATGCCACCCATCGGCAGCGCATTGATCGGCGCGCGATTGTCCAGGCGCGCGGCCAGGTCCAGCAGCATCAGCGCGCTGGCCAGGTTCATCAGTCGTTCGCGGCGCAAGTGGGTCGCCTGCAGCGTGGCCAGCGCATCGCCGGCTTCCGCGTTCTGTGCGGTATGGTCCATCTAATCCCCTGTCTGTTGTCAGGAAGCACCCCACGCGCTTCCTGTGGTCAACATCTTATGTGCATCGTTTGTTGCGTGTCAACCCATAATTTATGGCGGATCAACAAATAAATGTATTGCCAGCGGCAACTTGATTACTGTAATCTGTGTTGCGGTATCGCTATAAACCTTCACCACTTGAGGAACCCCAACATGGAAAAACAAATGACCTTCACCCCGCACCCGTTGTTCGACGCCCTGCTGGCCGACATGCGCCGCCAGAAGGGCGACGCCGTGCGGATCAACGATGCGGCCCTGTGCCGTGAACTCGACGTGCTGCCGCCGACGCTCAGCAAAATGCGCAAGGGGAAGCTGCCGGTGTCGGATACCGTGCGCGTGCGCGTGATGCGTAAATTCGGCTGGTCGATCAAGCGCCTGGACGCCCTGGTGCCGCCGGCAGCTGCCGAGGAAGGGCAGGCGCACTAATGAAGGCCGGTCAGTTGGTAATGCTCGTCGGTATCGAGGACGGCATGGACATGCTGCGGATGGGGATGGTCGGCGAGATCGTGGAAGAGTTTGATGGCGAAGACTACGGCGTCGACTTCCCCGGCATCACCTGCCCCGCCGGGCCTGAACCCTATTTCTACGTGCCGCCGCACATGCTCATGCCGATCACGGACGGCGAAGCGCTGCGCATCGTCACCATGGAGGCCTGCTAATGGAAATCGTGCTGGTCAAGCAGACCGACGCCCAGCTGTCCGAAGAGGACAAGGCCGCCGTTCGTCGCTTCCTGATGGGCCACCTGTCGGGCGCCACCGACAAGGACACGAAGGCCTGGAACAACTTCATCCGCGCCATGGATGCCGCCGGCAGCGGCGAGTTCTTCACCTTCAAGATCGAGCGCCGCCGCCAGGGCTGGTATCACCGGAAGCACATGGCCACGATCTCGGCCGTGTTCAAGGCGCAGGAACGCATTGCCGACTTCGAAGCGTTCCGCCTGTGGTTGAAGGTCGGCAGCGGGTTCGTGACCTGGATGGCAGGACCGGCCGGCGGCGTGGTGCCCATCCCCAAGTCGATCAGCTACAGCAGCTGCAGCGAAGAGGAAATGCGCGAGTTCCACGACAACGCCGTGGCTTTCCTGCTGACCGAACGCGCGTGCACCTACCTGTGGCCGAAGGTCGACCCGCACGCCGCCCAGCAGGGCATGGACGCCATTTTGTCGAAGTTCGAAAAGGATCAATTCTGATGAAGCGCACCCAGATGCAGCGGAAGACCCCGCTGCGCACCAAGACCCCGATGCAACGCACCGGCACGCTGCGCGCCGCCAGCGCCACCATGAAGGGCACGCGCACGCCGCGCACGCGCCTGAAGGCATCCGGCCCGAAGATGACGCCGATCCGGCGATCGGCCCGCGGCGAGGCCTGCACCATGCTGATCCCGGGCATCTGCAACGGCGACCCCAGCACGACGGTGCTGTGCCATTCGAACCGCCTGGCCGATGGGAAGGGCATGGGATTGAAGGCCCCCGACACCGAGGCCTGCTACGGGTGCAGCGCTTGCCACGACGTCCTGGACGGTCGCCGGCCGCTGCCCAGCTGGCTGACGCGCGAAGTGCTGGACAAGGCTTTCGACCGCGCGCGCGCACACACACAAAAAAAACTGAAAGAGAAGGGATTGATGGCATGAACAAGAATGTGATCCTGGTGCTGGACTATCCGGTGTCGGCCAACGTGTATTGGCGCACGCGCGTGATTCCAGCAGCGCCTGGCCGCCCCGCCATGGCGATGACCTACGTTTCCCCAGAGGCCAAGCAATACCAGAAGAAGGTGCTGGCCGCCGCGCGCGCTGCCGGCGTGGCCGCGCCGATGGAAGGGCGGATCCAGATCGACGTGCGCCTGTACCCGAACCGGCCGCAGGACTGGCAGACCCGCCAGCGCAAGCTGGGCGCGAGCTGGGACGACGGCGTGCGCTGCATCGACCTGGACAACGCGAACAAGGTGCTGCTGGATTCGCTGAAGGGCGTCGTGTTTGTGGATGACAACTGGCAGGTGCGCCGGCTGATCGCCGAGCGCATGGAGCCCGACGAGCATGGCGCCCGGGTGGTGGTGCGCGTGCTGGCGCTCGAGATCAAGCAGCCGCAGCTTGCGCTGCTGGCCGAAGGTGAAGCGTGAAGGCGCCGACGCGCCCGGTTCTGCGCTATCACGGCGGGAAATTCCGCCTTGCACCGTGGATCCTTTCGTTTTTCCCGGCCCACCGGATTTACTGCGAGCCGTTCGGCGGTGCCGCATCGGTTTTGCTGCTGAAGGAACGCAGCTATGCCGAGATTTACAACGACCTGGATAATGAAGTAGTGAACCTGTTTCGGGTGCTGCGCGATCCTGCCAGCGCGGAGCAGCTGACCACGGCGATTTACCTTACCCCATTCGCTCGAGAAGAATTCCGCGCGTCCTATGGCGAGACCAGCGACCCGATCGAAATGGCCAGGCGGACGATCACCAGGTCATTCATGGGGTTTGGAACGACCACCTTGCGGCATAACCGCACTGGCTTCCGCGCGAAGGCAAACCGACAGAACCAGCCGGCCCAGATGGACTGGACCAAGTATCCGGAACATGTAGCCAGCTTCACCGAGCGTTTGCGCGGCGTGGTTATCGAACACCGTGATGCCCTTGAGATCATCGCGCAGCAGGACGGCCCAGAGACCCTGTTCTATGTGGATCCGCCGTATCCGCATGTGACGCGAACGGCGATCAAAAGCCACAACGATACCGCCTATAAGCATGAAATGACGGATGCCGACCACCGTGCACTGGCGGACGTGCTGCGCAGCTGCCGCGGCATGGTGGTGCTGTCTGGCTACCCCTGCGACCTGTATGACCTTGAACTTTTCAGCAGCTGGCAGCGCTTTGAACGGGCCGCCCTGGCTGATGGTGCCCGCGAACGGACGGAAGTTGTCTGGTTGAACCAGGCATGTGTGGCCGCGCTCGAGCAGCAGCCCGAACAACAAAGGATGTTTGCATGAGTACCAGAATCGTAAAAATCGGGCCCGCCACCCTGTACTGCGGCGACGCCCTGGAAATCATCCCGACCCTGCCGAAGGTCGACGCAGTCATCACCGACCCGCCCTACGGCGTGCTGGATGAAGAATGGGACGCCATGACATTCCGCGAGCTGGCGCGCTTCACCATGGGCTGGGTCTCGCAGGTGCGCGCGAAGTCGGACGTGCTGGTGTCGTTCTTCGCCGTCGACACCCGGGCCGCGCTGGACCCGCTGCTGCAGATGGTCTATGAGGACGTGCGCCAGCTGGTCTGGAACAAGGGCGGCGGCCGCGTCGCCGACGGCGGCCTGTTCTACTCGTTCGAACCGATCTACCTGTGCCAGCCGCCGACGAAGTGGGAAGTGGTCGAGCCGAAGACGCTGGCAGTCGCCCAGCTGATCGCCAGCGCCCGCGAGCGCGCCGGGCTGTCGCGTGGTGCCGTCGACATGCAGGTACGAGGGAAGAAAACCGGCCTGTGCTACCGCTGGGAAGAGGCGGCATGCCTGCCCACGCTCGAGCAGGCGCACAAGCTGCGCCAGATCCTGCCGCTGGGCGTCGACTTCGACCAGGCCTACGTGGCCGCGCTGCTGGCACGCGACCAGGTGATGGCCAGCGCCCGCGCCAAGACGTCGGAGAACGCTGCGCGCGGCCTGGACGTGTTCACCTACCCGCCAACGCAGGGCGGACCCGACCGCCACCCCACCGAGAAGCCGCTGGCGCTGATGGGCGACCTGGTGCAGGTGGTCACCGACCCGGGCCAGGTGGTTCTGGATCCGTTCATGGGCCGCGGCACCACCGGCGTCGCATGCGTCCAGCTGGGCCGCCCGTTCTACGGTATCGAGCGCGACCCGGGCCACTTCGATAACGCCTGCAGGCGCATCGAACAGGCGGTGGCGCAGGGCCAGCTGTTCGCGCCCGAGCAATCGAAACAAGTACAGGAATCGCTGTTATGAGCAAGCCGAAGAAAAAACGAGACAAACCGTTCCGCCAGAAGCTGGTGGTGACGCCGCTGGGCCTGCACAATCGCCAGCGCATGGAATTCCCGGGCTATTCCGCATCGCTGGCGCTGGGCCAGTCGCACCTGGAAGAGCAGCACATTTATGACCTGCTGAGCAATGCCGACATGACGCGCCGACTGGCGCCAGATGGCCACCCGGTCCTGCCGATCGCGCAGGCCATGGTGGAAGCGGTGCGCGACATTCAGGTGCGATCGCAGGAGATCGGCAAACACGTCGTAAAGGGCGACGAACTGCGGATCCTGCGCGAGGGCGTAGGCCGCACGATGGACTTCCTGCGCACGGTGCCGGCCGTGAAGGTCGCCAGGGCGGCGCAGCAGGCGCTGGACGAGTTCAACCGCACCGGCGCGCTGCGGGTATAAAAACAGGGGACTGAAGATGAGCATTACTTTGATGACGCTGGCATGGAAGTCAGATTTTCAATCGGGTCGGAAGATGGTGCTGCTGGCGCTGTGCGACAACGCGAGCGACGAAGGCGTGTGCTACCCGGGCATCCCGACGCTGGCTAGGAAATGCAGCATGGGGGAGCGCACCATTCAGGGCCACATCGCCGACCTGGAAAAGCTGGGCATTGTGCGCCGTGAATTCCGGACTGGCCGCAGCACGCTGTACCAGATCGACGGCAGCAAAATCTGCCCCCCGCAGATTCTGCACCACCCCCCCGCAGTTTTCGCACCACCCCCCCCGCAGGATCTGCACCCCCCCCCCGCAGATCTCGCACCCATAACCACCACTGAATCATCAGATGAACCACCAGATAACCCAACCCCTGGGAAAACGGCGAAAAAGCATCATGGAACTGATGACGACTACAAGGCGGCGAAGTGGATGTTCGACCTGGTGCGCAAGGTGAACCCGACCGCTCGAGCGGCGAACTTCGACGTGTGGGCCAACGAAATCCGCTTGATGCGCGAGATCGACGGCCGCACGCATGCCGAAGTGTGCGAGCTGTTCCTGTGGGCTAAAAAGGATTCCTTCTGGTGCGCGAATATCCAGTCGCCGGCCAAGCTGCGCGAGAAGTGGAACACGCTGGCCGAGCGCATGCAGCGCAACCCGCTGACCCCGAAGCCTGGCGCCCCTGCTGGCCAGCCTTCCGCCGCCAGGTCGGTCGCCGAGCAGAACGCGGCCAACAGCGCCGAGGCGAAGCGCCTGCTGTTCGGCACCCCGGCCCCTGCCGATGAAGTCGATAATGGAGTACTTGAAAATGCGTGAGAACGACTTTGACGAATTCTCGCAGCTGCTGGACGCTGCCTTCGACATTCTGGGGAAGACGCCGGCCGCCAAGGTGGTCAGCCCGACCGCCAAGGCCCTGTTCTTCCAGGCGCTGGCCGAGTATCCCCTGCCGCTGGTGCGCGCGGCGATCGGTGCGCACGTCAAGCGCGGCAAGTTCACGCCCACGCCCGGCGATATCGTGGATCACATCGAGGCCAGCACCAACGGCGACGGCCGCCCCGGGCCGGAAGAGGCCTGGGCGATCGCGCTGGCCAGCCAGGACGAGCGCGACACGGTGGTGTGGACGTCGGAGACCGCGCAGGCCTGGACGGTGGCGCGCCCGGTGATGGAGACCAGCGGCCCGATCAGCGCCCGCAAGACCTTCACCGAGACTTACACGCGCCTGATCGCTGCCGCGCGTGCCCAGCGCCGCCCGGTGGCGTGGTCGGCCCACCTGGGCTGGGACAAGGCCATGCAGGCGCAGGTGCTGCAGCGCGCCACCGAGCAGGGCCTGCTGCCGGCGCCCAGCGTGGCCGGCCTGCTGCCGCCGCCAGAAGTGCCAGATTCGGAACTTTCCCCCGAGGGTCGCGCGCAGCTGGCCAAGGTAAAGCAGATGCTGGCCGACAGCGCCGCCGAACGGGAAAGCCGGCTGCAGGCCAAGGTGGACGCCCGCAACGAGACCGAGGCCGAGTTCAAGCGCAACCTGAACCAGCGCGTGGCCGAGTACCAGCGGTTCGCCAAGCTGGCCGACCAGGTGCAGGTGACCCGGGCCGAGGGCGAGCGCGCGCAGCCGGCGGTGGAATGAAGCAGTTTTTTGTGGGGATGCATCAGCCGTCCGATGCCAAGCACGTCGACTTCCCCTTCATCAGCGTGAACCGGCTACGCCCGCGCAAGGCGCCGTTCGCTGTCCGGTCCTGGATCATGGACAGCGGCGCCTTCACCCAGATCATGAAGCACGGCGGCTACACCGAGGGCGTCGAGGTCTACGCCGCCGAGATCAAGCGGTGGGCCAAGAACGGGCAGCTGCTGGCCGCGGTGGCGCAGGATTACATGTGCGAGGCCCACATGCTCGAGCGCACCGGCCTGACGATCGAGGAACACCAGCGCCTGACGGTCGAGCGCTACGACGCCCTGGTGGCTTGCGACACCGGCGGCGTCTACATCATGCCGGTGCTGCAGGGCTATTCGCCGGCCGACTACGTGCGGCACATCGACATGTATGGCGACCGCCTGGCGCCCGGCATGTGGGTCGGTGTCGGGTCGGTCTGTAAGCGCAACGGCGACCCGCGCGCGATCGAGGCGGTGCTGTGGACGATCAAGCAGCGCCGGCCCGACCTGCGCCTGCATGGCTTCGGGCTGAAGGCGACCGCGTTTTCGTCGTCCCTGGTGCTGGAACTGCTGCACACCGCCGACAGCATGGCATGGAGCTACGCCGCGCGCCGAGAGGGCCGCAACCAAAACGACTGGCGAGAGGCGCAGGCCTACGTCGACCGAATCAACAGCAGGCCGCTGCAGTACGGCCTGCACTTGGAGAACTGAAGAATGACCAAACAGCACCACCGCGCCATCCTGACCGCTGACCAGGTGCGCCAGATGCGCGCCGCCCACGTCCCCGGCAAGGTCGGATATGAAACCCTGGCCGCCAGCTTTGGCTGCGGCATATCGACCGCCCGCGATATCTGCACCTACCGGACCCGCCGCGACGTCCAAGAGCTACCACCACCACAAGAGGGAACCTGAAACCATGAAAACCGCCGCTATCGTCCTGCTGTGCTGGGGCGCCGCATCAGTGCCTGTCTGCCTGTTCGTCGCCGCCTTCATCCGCGCTGGATACCGCAAAAAGTGTGTTGACACGCAGGAACATTCCGCCGTACATTGAACACGTCGCCGGTCCCCAGCTCTGTCGACTGTCTCCAATCCCCACCCTTCGGGCCGCCCTTGCGAAAGCATCGGCGGCCCTTTCTCTTTCGGCGCAGCCGATCGCCGCATCTGCATAAATTCGCCCGATTCCGCGTAAAAACCGCATTGCCATGACATTCCGCACCTGTTTTTGAACTAAATACGCTCATCCGTTGACTTTTATTCCGCGCAGAAATACATTCCACCGGGAATCACGAACAGGGGAATGGCATGGGACGCAAGACGACATACACGGAAAAGGCCGCAAGCGAGATCTGCCGCCGCATTGCTGAAGGTCAGCCACTGCGCCAGATCTGCCGTGATGACCACATGCCCGCATGGCAAACCGTTTATGGATGGATCGAGGCCCGGCCGCCGTTTGCCGAACGCATCGCGCGTGCGCGCGAGCTGGGCTTCGACGCCATTGCCGAAGAGGCGCTCGAGATCGCCGACACGCCGCAGATCGGCGAGACCGAGGAAACCAGCGAGGACGGCAAAAAGATCAAGCGCGAGGACATGCTGGGCCACCGGAAGCTGCAGGTTGAGACCCGGCTAAAACTGCTGTCCAAGTGGGCGCCGAAGAAGTACGGCGAGTCGATCCGCCAGGAGCTGACCGGCGCGAACGGCGGCCCGATCCAGATGCAATTCAGCGCGACGGACGCCGACCTGTGACCACGCCGACCGGCTTCAAGCCGACCCCGCGGCAGCTGCTAGCGCAGCAGGTGCTGGCCAGCGCATGCACCTGGATCATGCTGTTCGGTGGTGGCCGATCGGGTAAGACCTTCCTGGTTGTCCGGAACATGATCCTGCGCGCGCTGAAGGCACCCGGGTCGCGCCACCTGATCGTGCGGTGGCGCTTCAACCACCTGAAGGCGTCGATCATGCGCGACACCTTCCCGAAGGTGATGCGGGTTTGCTATCCCGACCTGGTGAAGGGCGACGGCTGGGACATCAACATGTCCGAGGGCTTCGCCAAGATCCGCACCGGCGTCGATGACAAGGGCCAGCCGATCTATTCCGAGATCTGGTTCCTGGGCCTGGACGACAAGGACCGCATGGAGAAGGTGCTGGGCATGGAGTTCGCGACCATCTACGTGAACGAGGCCAGCCAGATCCAGTGGGAAGGCGTGCAGCTGCTGCTGACCCGCCTGGCGCAGCGCTGCATGCAGGTGATCAACGGCGTGCCCCAGCCGCTGAAGTTGCGGTACCTGTTCGACTGCAACCCGCCCAGCAAGATGCATTGGACCTTCAAGGTCTTCAAGCAGAAGCTGGACCCGGAAACGAAGCAACCGCTGGCCAATCCGGACAACTACGACAGCTTCCAGATGAACCCGCGCGACAACGCGGCCAATCTGTCGCCGGAATACCTGGCCACCCTGTCGGGCCTGTCCGAACGCATGCGCCGCCGCTTCGAACGCGGCGAATTCTCCGAGGCCACGCCGAACGCCCTGTTCGATGAAGCGGTGGTCGACCGCTGGCGCGCCGATCCCGAGGACGTGCCGGCCCTGGTGCGCGTGGTGGTGTCCGTCGACCCGAGTGGCGCCAGCGATGACGCCCAGAACGCGGATAACGACGAAGTGGGCATCACCGTCGAAGGCCTGGGCGTCGATGGCAATGCGTACCTGCTGGAAGACCTGACCGTGAAGGCCGGCCCGACGACATGGGGCGCCGTCGCCGTCCAGGCGTACCAGCGGCACAGCGCCGACGCGATCGTGGGCGAGTCGAACTTCGGCGGCGGCATGGTCAAGTTTGTGGTGCAGGCGGCGGCCGCCAAGCTGGGCATGCGCGTGAACTTCAAGATGGTCACCGCCAGCCGCGGCAAGGCCCAGCGCGCCGAACCCTTCAGCGTCCTATACGACCAGGGCAAGGTGCGCCACGTCGGCCTGTTTCCCAAGCTGGAAGACGAGCTTTGTGCATTTTCCACATCGGGCTACACCGGCCCGAAATCACCGAACCGTGCCGACGCCCACGTGTGGGCCCTGGCCGAACTGTTCCCGGCCCTGGTCAAGGCGCCGAAAAAAGAGGCGCAAGCCAACACCGAAGACGACTACATGGGAGAAAGCGCATGGATGGGATGAACCTGAAAAAGACCGCGCTGGCCGCTGCTGTGCTGGCCAGCACCACCACCGACACCCGGCCGCTGAAACCTGGCCGGATCGTCCTGGGCGGCGCCAGTCTGGACTTGAGCTACAGCGGCATCGTGCCAATCGCCGACCGCGACCGGGTGCTGGAAATATCAAACTTGTTTACTTTACGTGAGGAAAGAGGCAATAATTGCGCCAATTCCTTGATGCAAGATGTTTGTGAGCAAGCCGACCAGGCGAACAAACTTCTGATGCTCATGCCCGAGGCATTCGACCACGGCGGTCTGACTACCGCCCAGCTGGTCGACTGGTACAGCCGCAAGTTCGGTTTTACCACCCTCCAAAGCACCCCCAAAGTCATTTTGATCAGACTGCCGCGCACCGCGGCGCAACAATGGGCTGCTGCACATGGGCAATAAAACGAACAGCTGGACCGACAGCGACCTGCTGAAGCGCATTCGCACGTTCACCGATACGGCGATCAAGGGCGACAACGAAAACCGCCTGAACGCCGTGGCCGACCTGAAGTTTCTGGCCGGCGACCAGTGGGACGAGCAGATCAAGCGCCAGCGCATGCTTGAGGGCCGGCCGTGCCTGACCTTCAACCGCCTGCCGACCTACCTGCACCAGGTTACGAACGACCAGCGCCAGAACAAGGTAGGCATCAAGGTGCACCCGGTCGGCCACGGCGCCGACGATGAGGGCGCCGAGCTTTACCAGGGCATGATTCGCCAGATCGAGAACGGCAGCAACGCCGACACCGCCTACGACACCGCCGTGAACAGCGCCGCGGCC